CATCAATTACTTGACCTGTGTTGTTTGTAGTATCACATACGACTCTAAAGTCTGTAACACCACGTCTTCCTTTTACATCTCTTAAGAATGGCTCAAGAAGATTTCTAAATTGAGCTCTAGTAAACTCGTCGTTAAATTCGAAAAGTTGTCCCTTAGCTGCAGTAGATACTGCTTTCTCAATTACAATGAATAATCTTCTTACGTTGATTCTATCAAATGCACTTGGCTTGCTCAATAAGGTTTTGTCTCCAAATAACATAGTACCTTGTCCAGGGAAAGAAACAAGAGGATTAACTCTAGCTTTATAAAGCATGTCTCTATCAGCTTTCTTAGGATTATATGCTAATTTAGTAACTCCAAAAAGTTGGCCTCTTGTTGTTCCTGCAGGTGAAAACCATGCATCAGCAACGTTGTCTGTATTGGCACAAAGACCAGCACAAAGACCAGAAGCTCCTAACCATCTGTATACGTCGTTATATTTATCATAAACATAAACAGCGCCAGAATCTGTTGAAGCGTAAGAAGTTGAGGCAAGTGTATCAGCCCAAGTTTTTACATCAGCTGCCGGCGTATCTGTACCAACCGAATCTTCAATCGGAGGAGACACAAAAGCCATGCAGTCTTTTCTTGCGTTACATATTGAAATAAGTTTATCTGCAATATTTTTTGCACCATTGGCGTCTGGATATGCAAACAAAAGGTTAACATCAACAGTTTCAGCGTCAGCCAAAAGGTCGTATGAAGTACCAAGCTCTCCGTGAGTTGGTGCGTTATCGTCAGTTCCACCCGCCATAGCCGCAGTAATTACTGCAGTTCCAGTAACGTATGCTGTAGCGCTTGATTGTCCTGATAAAGATTCACCAGCGTCAGTCAATCCAGAAGCATGTCCTGTCCACCAAACATACCTAGAAGTTCTGTTAATTACTTCTTTATAATAGTTTGAAGTTCCGTCTGCCTTATAAGAGTCTGAAGCTTGTGATACAAACGCGAATGTTTCCAAAACAGTATTAGCCGTTCCAGTCCATGCCCCGGTTTTATCTACGATAGCGATGTGTAATTCGTCATTAGAGTGTCCACCAACTGCAGCAGAATCCGAAGTTCCTGGAGCTGCATCAAACTCACCAGCGTGAGCGAATGCCGCAAATGCTGTAGAGTTAGCTGGACATATTTGTACTTCTATTGCGTTACCCAGTACTCCTGGATATCTTGCGATGAAAGTTCCGTCATGTGACAAAGAATCGTAATGATCTTCGTTCTTGACTAATTTTGCAGTTCCGTCAGTCGCGTTTAGGTGACCTGATGCTGCACGTACTACTTTAAGAGCGTTACCATACTTTAAGAATGATGCTGCTGTTAAAAAGTATTTTGCTGTATTGCCGTCCGGTGTTCCGAAGATACTAGCTAGTTCTGTTTCTGAACCAACCGTTCTAACTTCTTCAACTGGACCCCAATTAAAAGCTCCTGCGAATCCACCAATACTGGTTGAGACTGCAGGTATTACGCCCGATGCGTCAATTTCATTGACTTGGACGCCTGGTGATACTTGAAATGCCATTGTTTTGTCCTCTCAATTTGAGTTATTAATAAGTTTTCATAATACGGTTATGTTCAATCAGTATTATTTATATAAATAAAGTTTTAAAGGTGTTCTACCTCAAACCACACATTACCTTCACCGTCACCCGTTCCTTCAGTGACACTACTACGTCCGTCATTAATAATTCCAAACGGCAATAAATCGTCGTGTATTGCCTGTAATTGTTCTTTATACAACATGTTTTTCATGTCGATGTTCGTTATTCCCTGAAATATATCAGTTGTTGTAAACCATGCAAATAATACCAAATTCATAATTAAGTCATCATGATTAGGTGCCTGAGCCTCAAACGAGTTACCCCTCGCAACGAAGGTACACATTTCTTCAATGGTATTAGCATCAACAATATGAAGCTTTTTCTGGCCAATTAAATCTTTAAGTGTAGAACAACCTATCCTTTTAACTCTTCTCGTCATCGTCGCACCAATCGCATTAGCCTTAACCTGCGACTCAACAAACATATTTTCATATTCTAAATCATAGTATAAACCATTACATACTACTGCTCCCTGGTCATTAGATTCTACTATAATATACGCTTCATTATACAACCTTGCGTATTTATAACACATATCAGGTAATAGCATCGGCGATATATTATTATCTCTAAATACACAAACTTGCTTAAACGGGTTTACAGAAGTATCTATAACAGTGAAAGTGCTGTAATCTTGTCCTCTTCCCTTAGATACATCAACCGTCATAACATATTGATGATCTTCAATCGCTTTTTCGTATATGTATAGGTTTTCGTTCCATGTCATTGGCCGCAAAGATTTTTGAGCAAGCAGATCACTCGCATCAATTAAAGTATTGCCTCTACCATGAAAGTTGTTTCCGAATTCTTGGTCAAACTGCAATTCAGACGTATTAGCAATTGTCTGTCTTTTCCACTCGTCATCTCTTCCAGGAACATCCCACCAATCAACTCTAAAAGCTTTATATTCGTTGGTATATGTAGTAGCACCTTCCCAGATCCTATGAAACACATTACCAATACCGTTTGCTGTAGAAGTGATAATCACCTTTGTATCTTTACCAGATGAAACAACCGGATACGTCGAAGTATAAAACTGTGCATCATTCTCGACAAAAGCAAACTCGTCTAAGAACAGCAGGTTAATAGACAAACCACGAATAGAGCTACCAGAAGTAGCTGCTGCAATAATCTTAGAGTTATTGCTGAATTCAATTGATCCTTTATTTAGTGCCTTACAACCTGGCTGTAAAAAGAAAGGTAAATTTTCTAACATTAAAGTAATACGAGCCAACATCTCTCTTGCAGTAGAACCCTTATTTGCAAGAATAGCAATTGTTTTTTCAGGATGAAAACAAGCATACCAAAGCAAATATCCAACTGCAGATATAGACTTACCTGACTGTCTACATGCCAAAATAACAGAAAACCTGTTTTCATTAAAATGATTAAACATATTTTTCTGATAAGGATAAAGCTCAAACGGAACTAGACCATCATCCAGCGATATTACCTTTAAATAATTTATAGCGAAATACGCAGGATCCATCATGCATTGACGATACTCTGTTATTTCTTTTTCGCTGAATTGGCTCTCAACGCCATCCTTTTTTACATTAGGATTACCTAGGTAACCTTCATGTTCATTCTTCAGGCGAGGCATCTATTATCTTCTTTTGTTCTTTATCGTGTTTCATAAATAATCGTTGTAGATCAGTAGTACTTCCTACAAATAAATTATTATTAGTAACTTCCCTTTTACTCTTACTACCGTCAGTTAAATCTCTATGATCTTTCTGTAGATCCATAAGTTTGTCGGTCACATCTCCGATATCCTTTATGGCTTTAGATAAAACCTCAAACGCCCTTGGGTGTTCTGATTCTCTCGCGAGCTCAGCAAGTACATCTAAAGACCGCACTCCAGTTTCAATAAGATCTTTATATGTTTTCCTAGAAAACTCATAATCGTCTTTTATTTCTTTCTGCGCTTTAGTGACTTCGGCTTTTGGAGCTTGCTTTGTGGGCAAGTTCTTATTCAGGCTTTCCTGCATTTTTTCTAATTTATCCATAATGTACCTATGTTATACTTACATTAACAGTATAGTTATCATCCTCATCCGCACTAGAAGGCGTGATAGTAAAATCCATATTCTCTAATATGTTTACGCCACCCGCATCAGCATTAAAGTCTAGGTTAATTTCTCTAATAACACCTTGATCTGCAGTCGGGCCAAAATACTTCATCTTCATAACAAAGTCAAACTGGTATATTAACGCTCTACGGGTTTGATAGTCACCCTCGTAGTCATCTTGTATAGTAACAGCGTTTAATATAATAGGAACATCCTGTTTATAATCAAAGCCAGTCACTGGATTAATTGTTACTGTGTACTCCGGCTGAAAATATGGAAGAATTTGTTCCATAATTTGTAAACCATCATCTTGATTCTTGGCCATAGCAAATAACGACATATTAATATTATATGCTACGGCTTGTTTAATTGTTTTCTTTTTAGTAGAATCTGTTGCGTGATTTTCTACTATTTGGTTTCTTTTGGCTAGCTTCTGTGTGGAATCAATATCCATAGAAGTTATTTCGAATCCCATTCTAGGCAACTTGATCGCCATTGTCGCATCCTGACCAGTTGGTGTATCTAATCTAGATAAGAACTTTTGTTTAGGTCCATATGCTAATGGCACTTTGATCTGATTTAATACGTTACCGCCGCCATCTTGTCTGATAACACTAATATTATTAAATATAGTACCAAATAAAGCAACTGCCTTTCTTGTTGTTGCGTGATAAAAGTGATTTCCAAACATTAGTATGTCTCCGACGCGTCGCCAAACGGATTAGTTTCAGTGAAGTCTAAGAATCCATCAGCCTCTACTTCAAATGCATAGTTTTCAGCTTGATCATCGCTTGGGAATGCTTCAGCATCTGCAACATTATTGATATTAGTAATATGGCATGTAGTATTGGACTTAGATCCGACAATGCCTAGTGTATTAGATACCAAAAAGTCTTTCGCATCGGTACTTCCAGTCACTCCGATATTAGATACAGAAATTTCAGTTGCAATATCTGAAAGCTTTGTTAATGTCTGTATTTCACCATAAACGCTTATTGCTGGATTTGTGCTAATAACCTGTGTAACAGTTTCACCTTGTATAAAGTGATTATTGTTAGAAGTGGAAACTGTCATTCCAACCTGATAAGATTGTTGACCCTGAACAACATCAATAGCATCAATATTAGTTTCGAAATCTTCTTCGTTATATTCGAATAAGCTGCACTGCATTTTATATACAGGTAAGTTAGATAGCTGATAGAACGGTTTCTCATCTTCGACAAATGATATCTCAAAGAAACTATTAGACATCGGTAAGAAGATTAAATCACCTTCTTGAGGCTTATTTGTTTCTAACGTGTTGTTCCATATGCCTACTAAGTTTTGCCACTGTCTCCTGGAAATTACAAACGTAGCTTCGTCTCGTATCTCTAAACCAAATTTCTGGTATAGATCACCCGCACCCTCAAATCCATCGGTGTTTTCAATATAAGCTTCAATAAGATACGCATCATCAAACTTAGATGCACGATCTTCGCCCAGTATGTTATCTCGAGATACTAAAGTCCTAGGGATATAGTAAACATCCTGTCCGAAAATTTTAAGAGATTCTATAATTAAATCTTCATATAAATTTTGTTCGGACTTAACAGCCTGAGAGAAATATACACTTCGTGGCATGCTTTACCCCGTATAGAAGTCGACTGGTTGTTCCCAGTTTAATCTGACTTCTTCATTTAATTTTTCTATTTCTTCCTTTGCGTCTTCTAATATTTGTCGTCCGTTAAACGTAACGCCACCAGGCATTACCATACCTTCGAATTTAGAGAGATTAACACCCCATTGCATTTTAATTAACGCTGTTAGGTATCGCTTTAAAAAATAATCGTTGTATACATCAGTATAAGTGTTTGGATCTAATATTCTATAGCACTCAATAATAATATATTCGTCGACCTCAACTTCCTTCGACCAATCCATATCTATTCTTAATCTGTTTTTATGCCGATCAAAGCTAATATGTTTTGTGTCAGAATCCATAATAAGATCTAACATCGATAACCACTGTTGTGCCATCTCGTATTCTACTAAGGATCCCATATAGCCAAGAGAATACATATCGTTTAAATGCATTTGATATTGAATATCAAACATATTATGACCGCCACTTTCTCTTAGTGGAAAAATTCGAATAACATCGGTGACTAAATCTGGTATAGTTAAATAGCCGTTAGTAATATCATCAGCTGTTACCTGGTGCTTTAAAAAAACCTTTTCGATAGAATCAGCATGATAGTGCTGATAGAACTGCAAAGCTTCATCTACTCTATCTTCCACTTGATCGTCATCTACATTGATTTCAACTACAGGCGCACCCAATGCTCGAAGGCAATAGTCGATTAAAGTTTGTCTTGAATTTGGTTTGGCCATATTACTATTTATACCTTAATTTGAGTGAGTTCTAAATTCATTGATTTTGTCATATTATTTTTCTTTAATAAGTTCCGAATGTTGTCCAAAATGATAAACCCGCTTCCGATTCTCTATGGGTATCGGCCCATACTTGATACGCAGCTTGAAACAACATTTCGTTTTCATGTATATGTGGCTCTTCATGTGTTGCAGTTGTTTTTTGATCTTCAGGTATAACATATGTTATACTTTGAGTATCTATTAAATCATCTTCTGAATACACGCTTACTTCAACATCTTCCATTGCGCCTTCCGCATTTATTTGCCGGTTCTGTGTTTCATACGTACAGTTTGAATATTTTTTAAATGTCCAAGTGATTGACGTTGAATTACCCTCACCATCTCTTGCTACTTCGTATGAACTTGTAATACCCTTGCTACTCATTTAAATCTCCTAGAAACAATTGTTAGATATAGCATTACCACGTGCTCTTAGTAAATAACTACCTAATGGGTGATCCGCATACCCTGATTTTCTTGCTCTTGCGGTGACAAAGACATATGCATTTACATTATTATTTGAATAACATTCCGCTGACGCTTGAGCTCTAAACTGCATTCCAATTGATTGGCCATTAGAGACAGTCTGGAAAGAATTATCCGAAGCAGAGTAAGTTGCACCTCCTCCAGTATTTCCACCTATAGAGTAACTTCCAGTACCTGATGTAGTTGGAGTTGTCCAATCCAGCGCTATTGCTGTAATACCTGTTAAATTAAATCTTCCCATGTTCACATAAGTTGTACTCAATCCAGTAGAAGTTCCACTCGTATTATACCAGTTTGAACCATTCGCACTGGTATATTCTCTTATTTGCAAATAAACATAAGGATCACTCCTAATTAATTTCAGATAAAAACCACCTCCCACATTAAACACAATACCACCTGTAGTAACCTTTTCAGAATATCCTGCAAGCTGTGTAGTACCACTAGATGCTTGACGCATATAGTTAGTAGTAGTCATTGTAGACAATGAAGATGCTCCATAGAAATCAGCAAAATCTATTGTAGTTCCAGAACCTGTAGGTATTGTATAACCAGATGCCGCAGTTAGTCCACGAATATCAGAATCGTTAATAGTTGCAGATGTACCACTACTGCCACCAGCTTCTACGTGAATGGCGTTTAAATCTATTGCTCCTGATGTTTGAAGAGCCATTTGTTACTCAATAACACCAAGTGCCATTTTTTGCTCTACTCCAGCCATAACTTCACCAACTCTAACTAATGTAGCATCGTTGTCATAAGCCCCGTCTGAATCGAAACAAACATTAACCATACGAGTATGTGTTTTTGCTGGATCATACGCATCATCAGTAAATGTTACTTCAACGTCATTGACGTTAGCTGTTGTTTCAATTGTTTCACCTTCGTTATCTGGATCTGGCATAGACGTGGTTCTTGTGCCAGTGTACGCAGATACGATATTATATGAAATTGTCATTCTATTCTCCTAATAAATCATACGAGGTTTATTCCTCTGTATCTATTTATAATAGTTTTTTACTTAGCTTATAGATCTTATTTAATCTTATTTTTTAGATCTTCCATGTCTTGATTTAATTTATCTATTTGCGCCTGTTGTTCTTTCACAACATCCCATAAAACACTTACCATACGAGAATAATCTAACGTTAGTTTTGTGTCTAACAGCTCACCAGTTCCAGGGTCTCTGTTTTCTTTCTCAATAACTACTTCGTTTAAACCCGCTGCCTGAACATCTTGAGCTATAAATCCTATATCTTTTTTGCCATCAACAATCCAATTAAATCTCTTGGCATCTATTTGGTTAAATAGATCCATTGAGTTACCGATTGGTTTGATATTTTCTTTAAGAGATATATCAGAATATGCTGTTACATTACCACCAAAAGTGACAGAATTGGAGCTAAGAGATAATTCCATAGGCCACTTGCCGCCTACCTGAGCCCAAGACGTCGAGTCCGCAGCACCTCTTAAGACATAAAAAATGTTAGAGTTGCAATGAAGCATCGATGTATAATGGTCCGTATCTCTTAAATAAAGGGTTGGACTAGTGCCCCTGATATAAACGTTAGAAGGCTGGGTAGCAGAAGTGGTAATAAAAGAAGAAGCATGATTTCCATCAAGTAAATCTGCGTCTAAGCCAGAGCCTGAACCATCCGTTGAGCTAGACCAAATTTTATTCCAAGACCCAAAGGAATTGTTGGAAATCTGCCTGTGGAACATCTGCTGTTGGTTGTATTGGTTGACTAACTGGAATCCGTAGTGAGTAGTCGTTGAGTGCCGTACTTGAATGCCTTGTACATGGCTTGTACCGGAGGGTAAGTTAGACCCTGACCAGACATCAATATTTCCAGACCTGCTATTTTGAAAGACAGTGTTCATATTACCGCCGGAACCCGTGGAATCACTTAAATTGTTATAAGTGTTTTCGCGTAACCAGCTTGTACCCAGACTGGAGGGAGATAAGTAACGTAGGTAGCCGTCTTGTGAGCAGTAAATACGAGCTAGTGTACCACTTGCAGTGCCGCTAGCTGTGTAAATCCACCCAAAATTAGCGTAACCGTTAGCGTCGGTGCGCATTACTAAGTTTGCACCATTGTTAGTAGTGCTTGCGCTTAGGTTTAAGCCGTCAAGTGTATCTGCATCTAGACCTGAGCCTGAGCCATCGTTACCTGCATGCCATGAAGTATTGCCATTAATAACTACAGAACCTGCTACTGTTAATTTATTTTGTGCCCCGTTAAATTTAATACCATCGTGCGAATAAATTGTGTATGCAGCAGTTCTCGCAACCATAGGGTATTCACCACTATATGAGGTTCCGCCTTCTACTACATTATTGCTTGGGATAGTTGGAATTGTTGGAGCGCCGGTTAAGTTTCCATACGCTAGATAGTAAGACCCATGCTGTCCGTCTAATAAATCAGCATCTAATGTAGAACCTGAGCCGTCGTTGCCGGATGTCCAAATCTTCTGCCAAGGGCGTACTGCACTACCCCACTGACCTCTTAAATAAGTATGTGAAGGGTCACCTACACCCATCGCCATCTGCATACCATGCTGACTGGTCGTACTCGCAGAGTAATGCAATGAGTTAAAGCCATCCCAATGCGTAGTATACGATGAAGGTCGATTATGCGAACTAAGGCTCCAAGCGTCCCAGAAACCTGATCCATAACTAAATATAGTATTAAGATCAATTGCGCCCCAACCCATTGAGCCGACCCAATAATTCGAATCAGAAGTAATAGCTGGGCGAGAAGTTGTGTACTTGTAGGTGTTACCCAAATGGGCTTTTGCATAATTATGTTGATAATAGTCTATATTATTGTCAGCGTCCTCAGTTGCAAACCATCTGTTTGGAATCAGCCTTAGCTTATCAACCCCTCCTAGCCGAGCAAATGCACTGCTGTCTAGTCCATCAAGTAAATCAGCATCTAATCCTGAGCCACTGCCGTCGTTGCTAGCGTCCCAAACTTTTCTCCAAGATTGCCAAGTACCATTGTTCTTACCGCGGAGTGCAATTTGACCACTACGATAATCACCTGCAATTTGATGCTGCCAACTAGAACTATATTGCTGTGAATATAGCGCACCATCAGTTGCATTACCGGAGAAGTTAGTTACGCCGCTAGTGTAGTAACTGATGCCGTTGCTAGATATAGTATCAGCATTTACAGAGCTGTTACTTCCAGTATTTCTGAATGCCCAACTATCAATTTGATCCGCAGTACCCGCAGATGTTGCATATGATGCAGTACCTGTAAGATTACCAACAAACGTACCATCATTAGCAATATAAGATTGGTCTGCGCCGTCTCTTCTGAACTGAACAATTCGATTTGAAGAAGAATCTGATACAATATACCATCTATTTGAGTGATATTGAATTTTACCATTAGCTCCAGGATTACCCGTCCAAGATGATGAGGCAGCTGAAAGTATTGACGAGCTCGTTATATTGATTGCGCCATGGCCAGCAGTAAAGCTAATAACGCCCGATGCAGTATCAGCGGTATCACTTCTTATGAATGATGCGGCATGAAGATTATCGACAGTGTCTGCGTTACCAACCGAGGTTACATAACTTGACCAGTTGGCTTCGTTAAGTACTCGTTTTAAACCTGAACCTTCGTCTACTGTAAATGCACCGTTTTTAACTTTCTGAATATCCCAACCGCCCCACTCTGCATCAAGGAAGCCGTATGTGCCACCCGCACTATAAAGTTGAAATCCGAAAACGCCATTTGACTGCTCCATGTGGAGTCCAACATTACTAGAGTCTCCTCCACGGACACTGAAGTTAGCGTTATTATTCTGCCAACCAGATACATTACTAGGTGATTTAAAGTATACAGTGCTATCGACACCATCAAGTAAATCAGCATCTAAGCCTGAGCCTGAACCGTCGTTTGATGCCCCCCACAGGGTCCCTTGGCCTGCTGTAATCATCACCCCGTTTGTTCCAATATTCATTCTAGCCGCAGTGGTCGAAGAAGACCAACCGCCAAGAACCATTGCATTAGAAGTATCTAAACCCCAGTTAATAGCATACGCTCCGTGTCTATGGAAAGCCATATATGCAGCTGTACTGCCAGTAGTAGATGCCTGTAGAGAAGCACCTCCGCTTCCACCGAGGGGCGAAGTTGCACTTCCTGCAGCTTGGAAATATTTAGTACCAGTGACCGTAACAGTATTTGTAGAAGATAATGTTTCTGCTGTTAAGAATGCAGAAGCGTGTTGCCCATCTAACAGATCGGCATCTAAGCCAGAGCCGCTGCCGTCGTTATATGGATGCCACCCGACGGTACTTGTGTCTGTAGCTGCTATTGTGTGAGTCACGCTTTCAAACGATGTTGCTATAGAAACGTCCCAATTATCATCCCATGTAGTATTAGTATAAGCAGCATACCCGACCATTGCTTCGGTAACTGCTATCTGAGGATAAGACCAAACCGTAGTAGTTTCTCCAATATAAACACAAGCTTTACTATTACTATCATATCCAAATCTTATAGCATAAGGGCCATGATTAGCTTTAACAGAACCAGTAATATAACCAAAGGGATTGTGTACCCAAGTAAGTCCGGTGGGATAATTATATCCTCCAACATGTACTTCAAAAGAGTCATCAGTATTATATTGATAAACAGTAATTTTGAAAGATAACATACTATTCGTCATACCAACAGGCAGAGTTATCTTAATTGCTCCAGTTTCACTTGATCCGTTATTTTTTCTTGCGCCACCACCAGGGAATAATACTCGTAAAGCTTCTCCAGTAGTAGTAGATGTTAATCCTACGTTGTTTGCTAAGTGTACGTTACCACTTTCAACTAAAACGCTGCCTTTTACATGAAGTTTCTGTGAAGGGTCTGCACCCGAAAAGTTTCCTATTCCTACGTTATTATGGTCAACAACAAAGCCATCGGTAGGTTTTACAAGACTTGCAGGTTGTCCATCGTACCCTGTAGCAATATGTATTCTACCATTTGCATTTTTAGCCCAAATACGCAGTTCTGCATCAGAATCATCATGCTGACGAATACCAGTTCTCCAAGCATCTACCGCCCCAAATACTATTTGACCTTCGTAGTTGCCACCATTGAGATAGAGTTTTTTCGCGGTAATCATAGCGTTACCATCTCTCTTCACAATACTGTTATTTACTGCAGTTTCTTCTGCGTTATATCCATCTAAAAAGTCAGCATCTAAGCCTGAACCTGAACCGTCGTTTGATGCCCCCCACAGTGTCCCTTGGGGAGTTGTGCTAAGAGAGCCAGAGGTGCTAAGGATAGCTTTAGTACCACCATTTATGATTAAGTGTAGAGCATGATTAGAGTAAGTTCCGACCTTGCCCGCCGCATTACCTGTGTGAGCAAACATGGTCGTTATAATCCCATCACTAACAGACTTTACATCTAGCCTAGCGTGCTGAGTTCCTGCGATATTTACCCTTCCCTGCCAACCACCATCATTGCTAACACTGCCAGTGCCGTTACCGAACTCGTTATAAGAATTTGAGAAGCTATTTGAACCTAAAAGAGTTGCAAACGCAGAGGCATGTTGTCCATCAAGTAAGTCAGCATCTA